CCATGACCCAATTCAAAACCGACCTGCTGGCCCTGATCGAGCGCCAGGCACTCACCGACACCCGCGCCGCTGGGCTGCTGGGCGTGCCCGTCTACACCCTGCGCAAGTGGACAGCCGGCCAACGCGCACCCAGCGCCGCTGCGCACCGCCTACTCGATGTGCTTTTGACCCTCGAGGCGCTGGTGCCCGACGTGCTGGCCGCGCTTACACCACCCGAGTCTCTTAAGGGAAAAAGCCCCTTATAAGGCATCTGGAGCTTTTTTGAAATTTGAATAAACTTAAAACCCAAACCATGAAACGAATCACAATTCCCATCACCGGCAACCTTGACAACATCAAACTCAAGATAAAAGAGGATCAAGGTATCGACATGAGTTACGCCCAAACTGTAGACTTTCTAATCCACTTTTACAAAAAGCACAGCGGCATGACTAACCCGATTACTCAGTGGAGAGGCAAATAATGTGGCCATTCCCACCATTCCCTAACCCGCTCGACAAGGGCACAAAGCAGCCTAGATTTAACCCAGACAACTACGAGGACTCACCACTATGACTAGAAAACAAAGAGCGTATTTACACGTTATTACTTTGCCATTTGTTATTTCAGGGGCAGTTGAATTTTTACCCGCATGGCTTTACTGGCCCACATCATTGATCTGTGCAATGGCATGGGTTGGTGCTTGTGTAATTTTGGCTGAAAAGGATGAGGCATGACTAAAGAACGAGAAGCATTGAAGTTGGCGCTGGAGGCGTTGGAAAACAACAGGCAAACACATCACTACTGTGAAGACACTTGGTATTCATGCCCAAAACATGAAGATGGGTGCGCTAATGAATCAGAAGGTGATGAGTGCAACTGTGGAGCAGACAAAGCAAATGCCGAAATTGACAAAGCCATCACCGCCATCAAAGAAGCCTTGGCACAGCCAGAGCGACTTGCAGAACTGGGATGGCAAGAGATTGAATGTCCTATCTGTGGAGGCGGTGCTAGGGCGTTTCCTAAGCCAGAGCAGGAGCCTGTGGCAATTGCTGATGGGACATTCAATCACAACTGTCCGATTGGAACACCTCTCTACACCGCTCCAGCACACCAAAATGTCAATGTAGACGACATAGGAGTTCCTGTTGGTGTTGGTGGATGGTTAACTACAACATCATCACAGCCAGAGCATGAGCCTGTGGCGTGGATGCACACAAAGATAGACGGTGTTGTTGTTCCGCACCGACCTGCTGACTTGAACAGACATCCTGACAGATGGACTGCGCTTTACAAAGACCCAAAGCCATGCCCAACCTGCGAGGCATTGGCTAGAACAGTAATGCTTGACCAAACATCGCATGACGCCACCCCACCACAGCGCAAGCCGCTGACGGATGAAGAGATTGAACGCCTGTGGCCTATGCGACCAACAGACGATGTAATTAATTTTGCCCGAGCCATCGAAGCCGCACACGGCATTAAGGGGGAAGCATGAACATCGTAATGTATACAAAATCAAACTGCCCCAACTGCACCGCGGCCAAGATGACCCTCAAGATGGCCAATCTAGACTTTGTCGAGGTAGATGTGGAGCTGGGAGCACGGTGGCAGAACCTCTTGAAGGAGTTCCCCGACGCCCGTCAAATGCCCCAGATCTTCATCAATGATCAGCGGGTCGGTGGGCTTGCTGGGTTGCAGGCTGCGCTGAAGCAGTTGAAAATTCAAAAAGCCCTGGACAAGAAAGCAGAGAACGCCCGTGATCTGGGGCTAGACTATGAGCCGTGAAAAAGCCCCTCGCGGGGCTTGATCAATCCAACAACTCAGCCCCGTGAACACGGGGTTTTTCTTTTCTGGACAGCCTGTAAATCTCATCGAGCTGGCGCTGCTTGGCATCAATGACAGCCTTGCGGTGATCCTTGAACTGCACAGCCAGCGCAGGGTTGATAGCCCACTGAGCGTGGTGCTGGTTCTCCCGTGTGCCATCATCCATTCGCATGACCCACCTGCCCTGCTCCAATGGGTACATGGCCCCATAGATCATCTGATCCTGTTGCCACACGTTGACCTTCTCGATCTGACGGCGTGCTGACCGCTTGATCTCGGCCATGGTGATCGTCGACTCGTCGGCGTGCTGGATGATGTAGTCACGCAGCCAGGTATCGAAGTTGGACGAGCCACTCAGTTCGCTCAAGGCATACCGATACGCAGGCACAACATAAGACTGAACCAACTGGATCACCCGCTGGGTCAGCTCTGCACTGACAGCCAGACTGAAGGGTGATTCGATCAAGTGGAACATGAGAATCAAACGGCCGGCTAAGCCCTCGATCTTGCCAAAGGCTGTCATGAACGTGTCGTCAGATTGCAAGAGCCGCTCATCGTTGCGCTTGCTGTCGTACCAGTCTTGGAACTGTTGATACACGGCCTTGGCCTCTGGACTTAACTGGTAAGTCATGGCAGGCATGGCGAACACGATGCGAAGGGTCTGCTCCCACTGATCCTTGTTCAGCAGGTAGTCGGGGATCTCCACGGGCTTCTTGGTCAGATCACCGTTCAAGATGCAAGGCACGAAGCGCTGCACCAGACCGTCCGCTGACAAGTTGTGCAGGTTCTCACGGAACACACGCGGCTGGATGTTGCCATAGATCGACACCGCCAGATTCTCCGCGTAGATCGAGCCACTACCCACGCGATCCATCTCGTAGCTGGACGACTCGTACGCCTTGACCCACGCGCTTCGGTCTTCACCGCTGGCCTTGTCGGTCAGTTTGCGCACCCAGCTGTTCATCTCGTCTAAGGCACAGAGTAGCCCTCTGGGTCTATCTGCTGCCAAGCGCACCAGCTTCTGACTGGTCACGTCGTCCACCGTGATGCGAAGGGGCACGGGCTGGGGAGGCAGCTCATGCACCATGGGCGCCTGACTGGTGTCAAGCAGCGCATCGGGTGAAGCTGAGAACTCAAGGAACGCCTTCTTGCTTGACGCATACATGGCCTCCTGCCCTTCCCAGTCAAGCAGCTCCTTCTTGAACCGTGGCCGGTCTTCCATCTCGAGGTGCTTCAAGGGCGCCAGCATCGGGGCCGAGCCTGGTGTCTTCTTGTCCGCTGGCGCACCGATGGTCATAAGCCACAGAACTGGTGGAACCTTAAAGTCTTTGATCAACTCAAGGCGCGTGCGCGCATCGACCACACCGCACACCGCGGCCAGCCCTGCGAACAACGGCACTAAGGGATCACAACCAACCGTCTGCCCAATCTCGTTGGCCCTGCGTGCAATGACGGCAGGCCACAGCGAGACGTCCATCATCGGTGGCCTTGGGCGCAGGTCAACGATAACGGACTTTGGGTCAGCGGGTGACTCCACTTGAGCGAACATCGTAGAAATGTCTGGCATAGGGCGCACCCATCCGTGTTGCTTGGCTATGTGAAAGAGCGATCCTAACTTGACCGCTGTTGCCTTGTCATTGCGAAAACTCATCCACTGGGCAATGATCTGCGATTCGCCAGGATACTTGGCCGATGGCCTTGACCAGTCGTTCCACAGTGTCAGCGCAGGGTCAAGCTGATCGGTTTGTTCGCCGGCCCACTTGAGTGCCATACCCACCGTGACCCACTCCTCGCGTGAACAGTCAGGGTTGATGGCTTCCAGCGCCGTGCGGATGTCTTCCCATGAGGCATCGATGGCCTCACCCGTGCCAATGGTGCGTTCCTTGTCCTGTGCCAGCAGACCCTGCCACAGATCGAGCAGGGGTTGGGGCAGCGTGGGCAGCCGTGTCCAGTGACCCTTGCCTGCCCAGCGGTAGGGCTGCATCGTTTCGGGGTGAATGGATGGTGGCAGGACATCCTGCACAGTGAGGTTGTTGGCCGTGGCGCACCGCAGCTCGTAAGCGGTGACACCATTGATCAGGATCTTTTTTGATGGCAGCGTGAGGCCAAAGGGCATCGTGAACAAAAGTTTGCCGTGACCAGCCCTGCCCGAGTCCACGATGACAGCATCGTTGGCATCATACAGCGCTTGGAGATCGATACCGTGTTGCTTCAAAGCCACGGTGGTGCTGTCCCACTCATCGATGTCTAAGGCCATCGTGCCTGAATAGGCGTGAGCCAAGCCAATACCAAAGCCCTGCGGCAAGTCACCCTGTGCCTTCAAAGCGTTGGGTTTTAAATTCCAACCAGGTGTGCGCGGCCCCTTGGTGCCAGAGGGAATGGGCACAAGAGACCAGCCGTGACGGATATAGGCATCCACTGATGCGGGGTGTTGTTGTACTTGTGGTGATGTGCTCATATAATCATTCCTGACAATGCAGTTGTCATTTGTTTCATGGTTACTTACTCTCCTTTTCAGCCCCGGCTAACCCCCGGGGCTTTTCTTTTGCGTGCGGGTTATGGGTGTGCAAGGTTGAGGCAGCTTCGGCATAAGCTGCCTGCGCTTTTTCAATTGAATCAAACATTCCCAAATGAAATTGCTTACCTCGTATTCTGATTCGCGCGCGCCATTTACCACTTTGCTTGTGTAAGGACACACCCTTGATGCCGCTCGTCATGTTGTCACTTCGAGCAGCTCTTACGTTTTGATTGTTTTGAGATCGATTGACAAGTCTTAAGTTGATAAGACGATTGTCGTTACGCACTCCATTGATGTGGTCTATTTCAAATCCCAGCGGAATGGGGCCGTTAACTGCTTCCCAAATTAAGCGGTGACAGTAATTCACTTTTTTACCGTCCCACACCATAAGATAACCATTGCATAAAGTGCCCACATTGATGCGCAACTTACCGCTCATCATTTTTCTATGAATGACACCCTTGTCAAAATCCATAATTAGTTCGCTTGTCATAAATTATTTTTAAAAGTTGTTGACACAAGTGTAGCAGATGATGTTATACTTTGTTCAACAAATAAAATTTATTTCAATATGACAGTGTCTAAACTCAAATCCAAGTTTCTTGTTGTCCGTGTGACAGACAAGACACGTACCAAATTTCACACTAAGGCGCAAAAGTACGGACAACCTTCCGATGTGCTTCGTGAAATCATTGAGGCGTTTAATGACGATCGCCTTATTGTTCAACCCCCTGTAAACGTAAAGGAATCTTTGTATGTTAGAAAATAAAATTGAAGCATTGACCGCTGCTGTTGTGGCCCTCACTGCCAAACTCGAGTCGAGCAATGTAGCACCAGCTGCACCCGTTGCGCCAGCACCCGCCCCTGTGGTACAAGCTGCACCTGTTGCTGCTCCCGTGGTGGCTGCTCCTGCTATGCCCGCACCCCCAGCCTTCGTGGCCCCTGTGCCTGTCGCTGCACCCGTGGCTGCCGGTGCACCGTTCTCTGACCCCAAAGGCCTGATCGACTACGTGATGGACTCGTACAAGAAGCTGGGCACCAAGGGTCAACTGATCCAAGGCGTGCTGACTCAGCTGGGTTACCAGAACATTAACGACGTGAAGCCTGAGCACTACGCTGCACTGTTTGCTGGTGTTGAGGCGCTTAAGTGAGCACCCATTCCCAACTGTCCCCCTCTAAGCGTAGCCGCTGGGCCTTGTGCCCTGGCTCGATTAGGGAGGAGGCCAAGTACCCCGAGCAGGACAGTGGCCCTGCCGCCGTGGATGGGACGCACAGCCACACGCTGCTTGAGGTTTGCATCAAGGCAGACTTGGCAGACCCCATGATCATGGTTGGCGCAAAGATGAACGATCACGAGGGTGAGTTCATTGTTGACAAGCCGCGTGCAGAACGGGTCAAGGTGGCCATTGATTACATTCTCAAACAGTCGTTGAATGGCATTTGCAAAGTGATCAGCGAGTCGCGTGTTGACCCCGCACACCTGCTGGGTCGTGATGATTTGTCAGGTACTGTTGACGTGCAGATCATCGCCGGCAACACACTCGAGCTGATCGACTACAAGGACGGCATGGGTATCGTGAGTGCCGAGAACAACATGCAGCTCGAGCAGTACGCCTACGGTGTGTTGGCTGGTTATAAGCTGCCTGTGAATGGCGCCTACCCTATCGAGAATGTGTGCATGACAATCATCCAGCCCAAGCTGGCACTGCGTGGCATGAACCCCATCACATCTCACACTGTGTCGGTTCGTGACTTGCTTGCAAACATGGGTACAATCATCACACAAGCTGCTGCAACTGATGCACCAGACGCACCGCTTGTACCGGGTGAAAGTCAATGTAAATTCTGCCGTGCCAAGGGTTCATGCTCCGCGCTGGCAAGTAACGTAATGAAGGAAGTAGGAATCATGTTCCAACCTGTAACGCAAACACTCGACATCGCACAACAAAGTGCCGATAAAGATCCATCCTCGATGGACGATGCCCAGATCGCTCAGATCATGGAAGCTGCTCCCCTGATGCGCCAACTCCTTGAAGGTGTGGAGAAGGAAGCCCTGCGCCGCCTTGAAGCTGGCCAGACCATCCCAGGTCTGAAGCTGGTCAATGGCCGCGGCTCCCGTGCTTGGGCGCTGCCAGAGTCTGAGATGGCCGAGAAGCTCGTGAAGATGGGTGTTCCCAAAGGCGCGATCTACGAGACCAAACTGGTATCACCCGCCAAGGCTGAGAAGCTGACGTGGGCCAAGAAAGACGGCACAACTGTGCAGCTGACTGAACGCCAACTCAAGCGCATGGAGCAAGAGTACGTGGTCAAGATGGCCGGCAAGATCACCGTCGCCCCTGAATCTGACAGCCGCCCCGCTGTCGTAACGAATGCTGCGCCGCTGTTTAGCGCAGTACAGGCAGCACCTGCTGCCGAGTCCCTGCCATCATGGCTTTTGTAAATCAACTGGAGTAATTGTTATGTCCGATATTATTTTCTTGTCAAATGTTCGTTTGTCTTTCCCTCACCTTGCAGAACCACAGAAGCAGGTGAACGAGAAGACCGGTAAGGAGCGCATCTCCTACAACTGTGAGTTCTTGATGCCTCAAGATCACGCAGGCTTTCAGCAGTTCATGCAGAAGTACAGTGCCATGGCGCTGGAAAAGTGGAAAGAGCACGCCCAGACTGTCATGGGCATGATCCAAACTGATCGCAAGCTGCGCTGCTTTGGCATGGGCACTGAGAAGATCAACAAGAAGACCTTCCAGCCCTACGACGGCTATGCCGGCAACGTGTTCATCACCGCTGGTCGTGACTCTGCGCCGCAGATGATCCAAGCCGATGGCACACCCATCGATCCAGCCAACACGATGGCGTTTCAACAACTGGCACGCAAGATGTACGGCGGCTGCCGAGTCAATGCTGCCATCAAACCTTGGCTGCAAGAGAACATGCACGGCCGCGGCATCCGCTGCGACTTGATCGCTGTTCAGTTTGCTGGTGACGATACTGCATTCGGTGAAGGAGCCGTTGATGCGTCTAACCTATTTGGTTCGGTTGCGGGTGCTCCGACTGGAATGTTCGGTGCTGCGCCTACGAGTGCGCCTGCGATGCCGGCTGCGCCGTTTGCGGGCCTGCCTTCGTTCCTTGGTGGTCAATAAGTAAAAGGGGCCACTGCCTCTGGGGGTTCCCGGAGGGCCGGACAGTGGCCCCACCTAACCGGTAAATGTAATGAGTAATGACTATGTATACGACCTCGAAACCTATCCCAACGTCTTCACGATGGCGGTGGAGCACGCGGATGCCCCGCTATGCTGGTCTTTTGAGATTAGCCAGTGGCGCAACGACTCGAAAGAAATCCTCGAGTTCCTCCAGTACATCAAGGACACCAATGCCCGTATGGTTGGTTTCAACTCAATCGGGTTTGACTATCCCATACTTCACACACTAATCCGCATGGGGCACTCTGATGCTCAGACGCTGTATCAGAAGGCCATGGCCATCATCAACTCGCAAGACGACGATGAAGGCGGCAAGTGGATGCACCAGGTTAACCCCAGTGACCGGTTCATTGAGCAGATCGACCTGTTCAAGATCCACCACTTTGACAACAAGGCCCGCGCCACCAGCCTCAAGATGCTCGAGTTCAACATGCGCTCGGACACCATCGAGGATCTGCCGTTCAAGGTTGGCACAACGCTGACCCCTGAGCAGATCGTGACCTTGAAGTCCTACAACGCCAAAGACGTGCGAGAGACTAAGGCGTTTTATCACAAGTCACTGGACATGATCCGGTTCCGCGAGGAGCTGACGGCCAAGTACAACCGTGACTTCATGAATCACAACGACACCAAGATCGGCAAAGATTACTTCGTCATGAAGCTGGAGGAAGCCGGTGTTGCTTGCTATGATTTTGGATCAAGCGGTCGCACGCCACGTCAGACTCCACGCCCCTCGATTGCTCTGAAAGACGCAATCCTGCCGTGGATCCAGTTCGACTCACCTGAGTTCAACCGTGTGCTGGGTTGGCTCAAGGAACAAACCATCACGGAAACAAAGGGGGTCTTCAGTGATCTTATTGCTCGCGTTCATGGCTTCGATTTTGTTTTCGGCCTTGGCGGTATCCATGGATCCATTGAGTCAGAAGTGGTCGAGTCGGATGCTGATCATGTCATTGTTGACTTGGACGTTACCTCTTACTATCCAAACCTTGCTATCACTAACGGGTTTCATCCTCAGCATTTGGGGAAAGAGTTTGTAAGCATCTACAAGCACCTGTTCGAGCAGCGCAAAACGTACCCTAAGAAGTCGGCCGAGTCGGCGATGCTCAAACTCGCGCTCAACGGTGTTTACGGCGACAGCAACAGCCGCTTCAGCGTGTTCTACGACCCGCTGTTCACCATGTCCATTACGCTCAACGGCCAGCTGCTGCTGTGCCTGCTGGCTGAAGGACTGATGCACATCGAGGGGCTGCGCTTGATCCAAGTGAACACTGACGGCCTGACCGTGCGGGTGCCTCGGGCCAGCAAGTGGTTGGTGGACGTGGCTCGCGCTGCATGGCAGCTGCGCACTGGTCTGAACCTCGAGGAAGCCATCTACAAAACCATGATGATCCGCGATGTCAACTCGTACATCGCCCAGTACGAGAACGGCAACACCAAGCGCAAGGGTGCCTACGAAGGTAAAACTGTTGAGCAAGGTGGCACTCTGGAGTGGTACAAGAACCACGGAGGTTTGGTGATTCCTAAGGTAGCCGAGAAGGTGCTGACCGAGGGCGCTCCCATCCGCGAGACGCTGCACAACTGGCCAGACATCATGGACTTCATGCTGCGCACCAAAGTGCCACGGTCAAGCTATCTGGCCATCGAGCGTGACGGTGTGACGTCCCAACTGCAAAACATCACCCGCTACTACATTGCTGAGGGCGGTGGGCGCTTGTTCAAGTGGATGCCTCCACTTGCCAAGAACCCTGGTCAGTGGCGAAAGATCGGCGTTGAATCTGGCTGGGGTGTCCAGCCTTGCAATGACATCAAGGATGCTGGCAAAGCGCCAGTGGATTTTGACTATTACGTTCGAGAGGTAGAGAAATTATGTCTGGGTCTAGCTTAAACAAACAAGAGGGCGGCAGCCACTACAAGGACTTGCCTATTCAGCCAGTCGAGTACATCTACGCCAACGCGCTGGGGTACTTTGAGGGCAACGTGATCAAGTACGTAACCCGCTGGCGCAAGAAGAACGGCATCGCTGATCTGATGAAAGCCAAGCACTACATTGAGCTGCTGATCGAGTTGGAAAACCGAAAAGCTGACTCTGAGTGCTGAGATGCTAGAGAAAGACATTGAAGCCAAAGTCTGTGAATACGCCCGTGCCAAAGGTGTGATTGCGTACAAATTCACCAGCCCCGCACGGGCTGCTGTGCCTGACCGTTTGTTCATCGCACCAGATGGCCGTGTGTGGTTTTGTGAATTCAAACGAGGAGGTCAGAAGCCAACTCCTGCGCAAGAGCGAGAGCATGACAAACTCCGCGCCCAAAAAGTAAATGTATTTGTAATTGATAACGTAATCGAGGGTAAGACAATGATTGATGTAATGGTGATGGGATGCTGACCCCTGAGCTGCTCCACGGCTATCAGCAAAAGGCCGTCAACTTCCAGTGCACCCGCCCCAACTCGATGTTGTGGCTGGACATGGGACTGGGTAAAACTGTGATCACGCTGACCAGCCTGGCGCACCTGCTCAACACTGGGTTCCTGCGGGGCGTGATCATCGTCGCGCCGATCAGGGTTATCCGACTGGTCTGGCGACAAGAGGCTGCGAAGTGGGAGCACACCAAGCACCTGCGTTTTAGCATGGTCACGGGCACACGGGATCAGCGCACCCGTGCTCTCTTGCGCCCAGCTGACGTGTACCTGATCAACTACGAGAACCTCGGCTGGCTGGCTGAGACGATCCAGACCTACTTTGTCAAGAAGGACAAAGAGATGCCGTTCAACGGGATCATTTGGGATGAGATCAGCAAGATGAAAAACAGCGCCACGAACCGAGTCAAGGCGTTCAAAAAGATCGCGGACAAGTTCAGCTGGACAACGGGCCTCACAGGAACCCCTGCCAGCAATGGCTACAAAGACCTGCACGGTCAGTTTCTCGTGGTGGACAAGGGTGAGAGGCTTGGCACATCTAAAACGGCTTTCCGCACCCGCTTTTACCGCAAGGTGGGGCCGTACAAAGAGGTGCCCTATGACGACACCGAGGACACGATCAAGAAGCTGATCGGCGACATCACACTCGAGATGAGTGCAGAGGACTACAACCCGCTGCCAGACCTCATGGTCAACAACGTCGAGATTGAGATGCCCGACGATCTGCGGGCCAAGTACGAGAAGATGGAGAAAGAGTTTTTCCTGACCCTTGACAGCGGCACAACCGTGGAAGCGTTCAACCAGGCGTCGCTGACAAACAAGTGCCTCCAGTTCTCCAACGGCGCCATGTACCCAATTGCCGGCATGCCCCTGTGGGAGCCGGTGCATGACCTCAAGCTCGAGGCGCTGGAAGAGATTATCGACGAAGCCCAAGGCTCACCGATCCTGTGCTCCTATGCTTACCGATCAGACGCTGCACGGATCATGGAGAAGTTCAAGCACCTGAACCCAATCAACCTGACCGAGTGCAAGTCCGAGGCATCACTGACCAACGCCATGCACCGCTGGAAGACGGGCGACTGCGCCCTGATGATCGGCCACCCAGCATCAATGGGTCATGGTATCGACGGGCTTCAGAAGAACGGCCACATCCTCGTGTGGTATGGCCTGAACTGGTCACTGGATCTGTACGAGCAGTTCAACGCCCGTGTGCGCCGTCAGGGTCAAGGGGCGCCTGTAATCTGCCACCGGATCATGTGCCAAGACACGCTGGATCAGGCGCAGGCACTGGCCCTTGATGACAAGGCCACCACCCAAGCGGGCCTGAGAAACGCGATTAAAGAGTATCGCCAGTCCAAAGGTCATTAAACTGTGATACACTGTGTAACACTTTAACAAGGAGTAATGTAATGTTTGAACAAACCGTAAACTATTTCAAGTCTATTTTTGACGTGCCCACAGCTGAGATGCTGGCACTCAAGGAGCTGGAGGAGGCCAAGCGCAAGCTGCTGGAGGCTCAGAGTGGCAAAGAGTACGCAGAGTCAATCTGCAAGTACCGCGAAGCCCAGATCAAACGATTGACGGCTTACCTGCACACCTCGACTGAGGAGAAGTGATGCCAAGAGCCAAGCCAGCTGAACCACTCAAGCGCAGGGACATTCGCATGACCGATCGTCAGTGGTTGATCTTGAGAGAACTTGGCGGGGCAAAGTGGCTAAGGGACACCCTTGAGAAAAAAGCCACGATGCCTAAAAAGTATTACCAACTCAAACAATCAGAGTAATTCGCACTCTGCTTTGCGGCGGCGCACAAGTCCCGGCAAGACTTTGCCGCCGCCCTTTGTCCAAAGCATCAATTGTTCTTTGGCGCCCTCCCAATCCCCAGCATTGATCTTGCGCTTCAGAGTCGAAGTTTGCAAACGGCCCACGCCTAAGTTGTAACAAAAGTCAGAGATGGCGTTGAGTTTGCGAAAGTCGGTCGCAAGGATTGGGCAGTTGCGCAGGACACCTGGCACATACGTATGTCGTAATTCCGACACCAGTAGTTCACGTGCGTCAGCTTCTGTGATTGGTGGATCTTGCAGCGTTACTTTGCGCCCATCGGCATAGTAGGTCGAGCCGTACCCAATGGTGGCGATACCGGCAGGGCATGTGTAGGGTTTGGATTTAAACCCCTCAAAC